AGTATGAAAGAACAACAAACAATTATTGATGACTTGAAATTAAGAATAAAAACACTAGAGGACGCATAGAATGGCAAGCACTAAAATACCTTTAGAATTAACAGCTTACGCGCCTGATGCTGATGGTGCTACGCTAGAACTACAAACCACAGATACAACGGTTACTGATGGTAGCGTACTAGGTAAGATAGAATTCAAAGCGCCTAAAGAAGCAAGCGGTACAGATGCCATATTAGTAGGTGCGGCAATAGAAGCTGTAGCAGAGGGAACATTTGCGGCAGACAACAACGCCACAGAGTTAGTCTTTAAAACAGGTGCTAGTGAAGCGGCGGCTCAAAAGATGGTGCTTACTTCTGCGGCTCGTTTGGGAATAAATGAAGCATCCCCAGACCTTACACTCCACGTTAATAGCGGAGCGAGTAATGCTGTAGCTAAATTTGAAAGTACAGACTCTATAGCAGTAGCGCAATTTAAAGATAATAACGGTGAAGCTGAAATTGGTTGCATTGGAAATGATATTGGATTTTATCCCGCAGGTGCTGAAAAGATGCGTATCTCAGGTAACAACCTACATCTAAACGGTGGAACAGATGCCAGAATACAGCTTAACTCTGGCGGTGCGGGTGCTAACTCAACATCTAACGATACCGTTCATATTCGTGGCGATGGTGACGATATGAAACTAATGGCGGCGGCGGCTGGTAATTACATATTTGAGGTTAACGGTAGCGAGAAGATGCGCATAACAAGCACTGGGGGTCTATTAGTCGGTACATCTACAAGTCAATTGTATAGTACATCTACACAATCAGGCATTGCGCTTCACGATACTAATTCCTATGCCTCTTGTGGCGCACACTTGGAAATTGCTTGTGATTCAGATACAGGGTGGTCTCCAATTTATATAAATAAGTGGGATTGGAATTCTGGTGATGATGGAAGATTCATTGCTATGTATATCAATGGTGGTACTGATGACAGTGCGAGCTTACTTTATGATGGTACAAATGTTGCGATTGCAAATTACTCTGATTATAGATTAAAAGAAAACATTGTTGATTACACAGGTGGATTGACAACAATAAATGCTTTAAAAGTTAAATCCTTCAATAAAAAAGAAGGTGCATCAAAAGGTATTACACAACAAGGATTCCTTGCTCATGAACTAGCAGAGCATATTCCACTTGCAGTTTTAGGTGAAAAAGATGCAATGAAAGTTGATGAAATGGGAAAAACTGTACCTGATTATCAGCAAGTTACTAGAGAAACATTCGTTCCTTATCTAGTATCTGCAATCCAAGAACTAAGTGCTAAGAACGATGCACTTGAAGCAAGAATCAAAACACTAGAGGAATCATAGAATGGCAAATACTAAAATAACATCAAGAGTCATAGCTGATGATGCGGTATTAACTGCCAATATTACTGATGCCAACGTCACTACAGCTAAGATTGCTGATGATGCTGTAACTGCCGCTAAACTGGCTAACGATATTGCTATATCTACTACAGGCGATTTGACCGTTACAAGTAGCACTTCTAATAAACCAGTAGTCACTATCAAGAACACAAATGCTGATGCAAATGCACCACAGTTAGTCTTTAACAAAGATTCATCTTCACCCGCAGATAATGATGAGGTTGGTCGTATCTATATGTATGGTGATGATGACGGTGGAAATGCTTTTGAAGCGGTGCTTATTAGAGGTATTACAACTGATGTATCTAATGGCAGTGAAGATTCTACATTAGAGTTTTTTACACAAAAAGCGGGGTCACAAACAAGCACCCTTACTCTTGCAAGCGGTAACGCGGGTATAGGTGGCGCACCCGCAACTGCGGCGGGTATATCACAATATTTAACTATATATGGTGGAGATTCGGGAATTGCCCTTAAAGATAGCTCTGCAAACGATACAGTAGAACTCTATAATGCGGGTGGAAAACTTTATGTTTATGGTGGCACTGGTGGCAGTAATGGTGATAGATTCCAATTAGATTGTGTCAATACAAGATTAGGTATAGGGACTATGAGTCCGTCTACAAATTTGCATATTTCAGGTGCAAACGATAATACTAACGGACAATTAAAAATCACAGGCACAAGTGGTGGTGATGCTCAAATTGCATTTCTTACAGATACTAATGGTCGTGGTATGTATGTTGATGACTCTGACACAAACGCATTTAAAATCTATGGCGGTGCGGGTAAAGGCTCCAACGAGTTTGTTATTGACAATAGTGGAAATGTGGGCGTAAGGACAACTTCTCTGATATCAGGTAGAACGCTAGATGTTAGAGATGTAGATGGAGTTACTTCTTTTGGAGTGGGTAATAACGCAGCTTACATACAAAGAGGTCAAACGAATAATGCTGCACCACCAACGCTTATTTTTGATGGCTCAAATGGAAGTTTAGCTTCACCTACTGATGTTGGTGATAACAAAGAAATAGGTAGAATACTATTCAGAGGTTATCACACAAATGGATTTTATACTGGCGCATCAATAACAGCTAAAGTGCAAGCGGCAACTGGCACGAATGATATGCCTAGTCAGATTCAATTTGCAACCTCACCTGATGGCTCTGCTACTCCTGTACAAATTTGTGTAATGTATGGCGAAGGTCAGATGCACTTTAAATACTTTAATAGTGATTCCGTTAGAATTTATCCACAAACTGATAATGCTTATGATTTAGGTCTTTCTAGTTATCGTTTTGATGATATTTTTGCAACAAACAACACTATTAACACATCAGACTCAAGAGAAAAAACTACTCTTACAGCATTAACTACAAATGAAATAAATGCTTCTAAAGCATTAGCTAAAGAGTTTGGAACTTATAAATGGTTGTCTGCTGTTTCAGAAAAAGGAAGTAATGCCAGAACTCACATTGGTATTACAGCACAAAAAGTTAAAGAAATTATGGAAGCTAACTCACTTGACCCAACCAAATATGCTTTTTATTGCTATGACGAATGGGAAGCAAAAGCAGAAGAAAAAGATGAAGAAACTGAACAAGTAATAAAACCCGCCTTAGAAGCGGGCAATAGATATGGTATAAGATACTCAGAGTTACATTCATTTATCGTGGCGGGATTTAACGCAAGACTAGAAGCATTGGAGTAAGAATAATTAAGTGTTAAGATATAATTTTTAAACAATCAGAGGAAAGACAATGGCAGATGCTAACGAAGATAAAAGAGTTTTAGTTTTACAGGGTGATAACGAAGAAAAAAAAGAATATCCAGTAGCGGATATGTCACCCGAAGCACAGAATATGTATAACAAATTGGTGCTAGTGCAAAACGAAGTAGCTAAGTTAAATTTTGACTTAGAACAAAAAAACATAGTGCAAACGCGCTACATAGCTGACATACAAGCAATGTTGACTTCAGATGAAGCAAATGAAGCTGAAGGTAACGAAGATGGCAAAAAAGAGTCAGATAAGTAAACAGTACAGCAGTGACTTACAATCGCATGAGCAGATATGCGCTTTAAGATACGAGCATATAGAAAAACGCTTAGAGTCAGGTGATAAACGATTTGCCCGCGTAGAGGGTATGATAATTGGTTTATACGGTTTAATTATAGCTTCTCAAGTATATGCGGGTATGGGCTAATGGCGGGCTTACAAGTCACCACAGCGCCTTCTGTAGAGCCTTTAAATCTGCAAGAGGTCAAAGAGTACCTAAGAGTAGAGGACAGCACAGACGAGCGTGTATTAAGACCTTATGTTGAAAGCGTAAGAAGAATCGCTGAAGAACACATGGGGCGTGCTTTAATGTCACAGACACTTACTTTATTTGTAGATAGTTTTGATGAGTTAGAAGACCCACTATGGGAAGGCATGAGAACAGCGCCGTACCTTAACTACTACAAAAACCATATCACATTACCTAGAGCGCCAGTAACGAGCGTAACATCTGTTTCTACATTCAATGACTCAGATACAGAAACAACAATGGCGGCAAGCAGATACTATGTTGATAATGTAAGAGAACCCGCAAGGATTGTACTAAGACAGGGTGAAACATTCCCATCAGCACTAAGAGTAGCAAATGCAATCAAGGTAGTTTATGTGGCGGGGTACACATCAGCATACGCAATACCAGAGCCTATCAAGATGGGTATGCTACAGCACATTGCTTATATGTATGAGCATCGTGGCGATATGTATGAAGCAAAAGCACCATTACCGCCCGCAATCAAAACAATGTATTCACCGTATGTGGTTCATAGCGGTTTAGGTTCTTCACAATTCCTTGCATTAGGTTAATCCATGAACTCTATCGGCAAAATGCGATACAGAGTCAAAATAGAATCTGCGACAGATACTACAGATGCGGGTGGTGGTAGAGCCAGAGTTTACAATACACTAGCTACCGTATACGCGAATATAAAGCCGATATCAGGCACGGAAACCTTTAGACAGGGCAAAGTATCAAGTGACACCACACATGAGGTTACACTGCGATATAGGAGTGATTTAAGCACTAAATATCGTATTTGTTATGGTACTAGGGTCTTTTCTATAAAAAGTATTCTAAATATTGATGAAAGAGATCGTTTCCTAAAACTATCATGCAAAGAAGGAGTCGCAGAATGAGTTTTAAGAATCTACCCGAAGTAAAGCGTAAAATTGCAAAAAGATTGCAAAAAGATGCGCCACGCAATCTGAAGAAGGCTATGACAAAAAGCGCCTTACTTGTTAGAGGTGAAGCAGTCAGTAGTATATTAAGTGGTAACAAATCAGGTGTTACTTACAGAAAATACAATCCAAATAGAACACACACAGCATCAGCTAAAGGACAAGCGCCCGCATCAGATACAGGAACACTTGCAAGCGGTATAAGCCACGAAGTCGTAATGGAAGGCAGAAATGTAGTAGGCAAGATAACCGCATTTGCATCAGATGGTGGTGGTGATAACTACGCAAAACATCTTGAGTTTGGCACGGTCAATATGGATGCAAGACCATTCATGCAACCCGCGCTCAATAAAAACGCTAGAAAAATACAAGCAATATTCAAAAGAGAAGGAATTATATAATGGCTCTAGGTTTATTTGCATTGCAATCAAGAATATACGCAACTCTTAACGGAGATAGTAACCTAACAAGCACGCTAGGCGCTTCAATATATGATGATGTGCCACAGGGTAGTGCTTATCCGTTTGTGTCTATAGGCGAAGAACAGAGCAACGAATACGGTACAATGGATTTAGATGGAATGGACACAGCGCTTACGATTCATGTTTGGTCAAGGTATGACGGAGCAAAGCAAACAAAAGATATATTGGACAGAATACACACTTTATTGCATGATAGTAGCCTAAGTGTTACTGGATTTAATCTAGTAAACCTTAGATTTGAGTTTAGCGATATAATGCGTGACCCAGATGGGGTAACTAGACATGGTGTCATAAGATTCCGTGCAACAATATTAGGAACTTCATAATAGAGGACATAAAAAATGGCGGCACAAAAAGGTTCGGCGGTACTGATAAAACAAACAATCAGTGGCACGGCAACAACAATCGGGGGTCTGCGCTCATCTTCATTGACTATTAATGAAGAAACTGTAGATGTAACTAACAAAGATTCAAGTGGCAACAGAGAATTACTAGCTGATGGCGGTATATTATCAATGTCAATATCAGGAAGCGGTGTATTTACTGACTCAACTGCTGAACAATCATTTCGTTCTGCGGCGGTTGGTGCAACTGCATTCCAGACATTTACATTCATAGTGCCAGATTTAGGCTCATACTCAGGTACATTCCAAGTGACTAGCCTTGAATATGCGGGCGAGTATAACGGAGAAGTAACATATAACTTTGCATTAGAGTCATCTGGTGCGATTTCATTCTCTGCCGCTTAATAAAAAGGTAAGTGATATATGGCTTGGAAAGAAGTTACAGTCAAAAAAGGCAATAAATCATATAACGCATTTATGCGTAGAGATGACCTTGAATTACCCAATAAGATAGGAAAACCAGAAACAGTTAATGTTGACGGTAAGACCTTGAAAGTTAAAGACTTTTGGGTTGATGAAAGAGATGACATTATTAAAATTAAATTAGATGTTCCAATGGGAACGCCAACAATTAAAGATGGAGAGTCAAATGGCAAATCCGATGAAGGGTCAGATCAAGGTTAAATTAGGCGATAAAGAGTACAACGCCAGATTAACCATTGATGCAATAATGCAAATAGAAGATGCCGTAGGTTGCGGTATCATCAAACTCGCTACCAAAATGGCAGATGCAGATATAAGAATGTCTGATGTTGTTACCGTTTTACTATTCGCTCTTAGGGGTGGTGGTAAAGACTTGCAAGAGAGTGATGTAAAAAAGATTGTGCAGAATACAGGAATAGTGGAGTCAACCGCCGCCATGTCTACACTAATAGCACAATCTTTATCATCTGATAGCGAGGAAAAAGAAGGAAAAAAAAAGGGGTAAAAGTAGATGACAAGCTACCAATCAAAAGATACATGGAGATTTGTATGGGAATGATTGGTATGCAACCCTCTGAATTTTGGAACGCTTCACCTCAAGAAGT